ATGGCGATACAATTACTGTTACGGGCTTTACGGCACTAACCGCATACAACGTTACGAACGCGACTGTGGTGACAGCTAACGGTACTGCAGTTTCAGTTGCAAGTGCTACTAATCCAGGTTCTGAAACCATTGCAGCTACGGTAACGTATAGGGGTCTGGTTACAGAAACGGGCACTACAGGTAATGCTAGTTTTGGCGATTCACTTACGTCATTTAATATTTCGTTCGATCAGCCACTAAAGCTATCAACTGCCATATCGTCTAACACAGTTACACGCTACTGGGAATATTACAACCAAGTTGACACTGCTCCTGGTACTTCAACATTCCAAGCGCAAACATCATCGGGCAACACATCAGCCGTTGATGAACTGCACGTAGTTATTGTTGACGAAGATGGTGGTTTCACTGGTTCACCTGGTTCGGTTCTTGAAGTATACAAGGGCCTTTCACGTGCTACAGACGCAAAAAATGCAGATGGTTCGTCTAACTACTACAAGAATGTTCTGAACGAGCTTTCACCTAATGTGTGGTGGGCTTCAGATCGTGCAAACGCTGTATCAGCTCTTGCAAATGCTATTGTATCATCGACTAACGCAAGGCCACTTTCAATCTCGTTCCAAGGTGGTGTGGACAACGATGAAACAACTGTTCCATTCGGCGATACTGCTCGTGCATATGATCTATTTGCTTCTGCTGAAGATGTTGATATTTCACTTCTACTTACTGGTAAGTCAGTGGGTGGTACACACGGTGAACAGCAAGCCAACTACCTAATCGACAATATTGCAGAAGTTCGTAAGGACTGTGTGGTATTCGTATCACCTGCATATGCAGATGTTGTTAATCAAGTTGGTACAGCTGCAACAAATTCTGTTGAATTCCGCAACGCGCTTCGCTCATCTTCATTCGCAGTAATGGATTCGGGCTACAAGTACATGTATGACAAGTACAATGACATCTATCGCTACATTCCACTCAATGGTGACATTGCCGGTGTGTGTGTTGTGACAGACACATCAAGAGATCCTTGGTATTCGCCAGCTGGTACAAACCGTGGTCAAATCCGGAATGTTGTTAAGCTCGCTTTCAATCCTTCAAAGGCTGAAAGAGATCTTCTCTACAAGAATGGTGTTAACCCAGTTATCTCATCGCCTGGTCAGGGTACAATCCTGTTTGGTGATAAGACTCTTCAAGCAAAGGCTTCGGCATTCGATCGTATTAACGTTCGTCGCCTCTTTATTGTTCTTGAAAAGTCAATTGGCAACGCTGCGAAGTCAATGTTGTTTGAATTCAATGATGAGTTCACACGTACACAATTCCGCAACCTTGTTGAACCGTTCCTCCGTGACGTTCAAGGCCGCCGCGGCATTACCGACTTCAAGGTAATCTGCGATGCAACAAACAACACAGGTGAAGTTATCGACGCAAACCGCTTCGTAGGTGATATCTACGTCAAGCCAGCTCGTTCGATTAACTTTATCCAGCTGAACTTTGTTGCGGTAAGAAGCGGTATTGAATTCTCCGAGATCGTTGGCTAATAGATAAATATCAGAGATACAAGGAGAATCCTAAATGACTTTTAATATTAACGAGATGAGAGCAGGTTTGGCGCTGGGTGGGGCTCGTCCCACCCTGTTCCAGGTGCAAATCACAAACCCAATCAACAATGCTGCAGACGCAATTGCACCGTTCTTGATTCGGGCGACTTCGCTTCCTTCATCTACAATCAATCCTATCGAAATCCCATATTTTGGTCGTAAGATTAAGATTGCTGGTGATCGTACGTTTGATACATGGCCTGTCACAATAATGAATGACGAAGATTTCCGTATTCGTCATACAATGGAACAGTGGCACAACCAGATCAACTCACTTCAGACCAACTTGAACCTTAATGCAGATTCGTCGCCTCTTAACTACAAGTCGACCGCACTGGTTACTCAGTATGGTAAATCTGGTGATGAGCTTCGTCGTTATAAGTTCAACGGCATCTTCCCAACTGAGATCTCGACTATCGATCTTGACTGGGATTCGACCGATCAGATTGAAACATTCTCAGTGACATTTGCATACGACTGGTTTGAAATTGATGGTGGTAACACCGGTATTGTCGGTTAATAAATACTATATCATATATCATAAGAAAGTGAACAGCTAATGCAGCTATTTGGGTTTGAAATTAAGAAGAAGGTCGAAGAGCCAGAAGCAGTCTCGTTTGCTCCTAAGCAAGTAGATGATGGTGCTATGGTTGTGCAGGCTGGTGGTGTTTATGGCACCTACGTTGATATGGACGGCAGCATTAGAACTGAGACTGAGCTTGTCACCCGTTATAGGGAAATGGCAACTCATGCTGAAATTGAACAAGCTATCGATGATGTTATTAACGAAGCAATTGTTGGCGACTCGGAAGATGAGCCTGTTTCAATTGTACTAGATGATCTTGATCAACCAGATAAAATTAAAACGTTAATTCAAGAAGAGTTTGATAATATCCTTGCTCTTCTTGAATTTAACGACTACAGCTTTGATATCTTCAAGAAGTGGTATGTTGATGGTCGTCTTAACTATCATGTAATCATTGATGCAGATAATGTAAGAGATGGTATCAAAGAACTACGTTATATTGATCCTCGTAACATTCGTAAAGTTCGTGAACACAAAAAGAAGAAGACCGACAAGGGTGTTCCTATTATTCAGGAAGCTAACGAGTACTACATCTATAATCCTAAGGGGTTCGTAAAGGCTGCGGGTGCAACGGGAACGAATTCACAAGGCATTAAGATCGCCAAGGATTCAATTGTTAATCTGACAAGCGGTATGGTCAATCCTCAAGGCGACTTAGTTGTTTCGTACCTACATAAGGCAATCAAGCCTCTCAACCAGTTAAAGTCGATGGAAGACTCTTTGGTCATCTATCGTATCAGTCGTGCTCCAGAACGCCGCATCTTTTATATTGATGTTGGTAACCTTCCTAAGATGAAGGCAGAGCAGTATCTTCGTGATATTATGACTCGCTTTAAGAACAAGACAGTATATAATGCTGAGACTGGTGAGATTAGAGACGACCGTAAGTTCATGACGATGCTAGAAGACTTCTGGCTACCACGTCGTGAAGGTGGCAAGGGAACAGAAATTTCTACCCTTCCTGGCGGTCAGAACCTAGGTCAGATTGATGACATTGTTTACTTCCAGCGCAAGCTGTACAAAGCACTTAATGTGCCTATCTCAAGATTAGAACCCGAAGCGGTTTATAACATGGGTAGGTCTGCTGAAATTTCTCGTGATGAAGTTAAATTTAGTAAGTTTATTGCACGCCTAAGAATGAAGTTTTCGCAATTGTTTACCAAGCTACTCCAGCGTCAGCTTATCCTTAAGGGTATTGTTACACTTGAAGAGTGGCCAGAGTTTGCAAGAGCAATTCGCTACGACTATGCTATCGACAATTACTACGCGGAGCTAAAGGATACGGAAATTCTTCGTGACCGCGTATCAATGCTAAGAGATGTTGATGACTATGTGGGCAAGTACTATTCGAACGAGTGGGTTCGTAGACACGTACTTAAACAAACCGAAGAAGAAGTTAAAGATATTGATAAACAAATAAGTGACGAGCTCACTTCGGGCGTGATACAGAACGATGATGAGGGTCAGGCTCAGCAGACAGATTCTACTAGCCCCTCAGTACGATCTTGATAAATAATGGGAATTGGAGCATAAAATGACAAAATTTACTACAAACGATATTGTGAATTACAGCGCATCGCAGCAGCCTCTTAAGGTCGCCGATGCTTTTGATTCCATTATGAGAGCAAAGCTAGCAGATCGTCTTGATCAATTTCAAGCAGATTATAGCCAAAACGTTTTTGGTCCCCAGGAAGATGAAGAAGATTTGAACTTCGAAATCGACGATGAAGATTTAGATATCGATGATGAAGAAGATTTAGATATCGAAGACATGGATGACCTAGAAGATATAGATCTAGACTTAGACGAGGACGATGCAGATGAAGACGCTTAACCAGTTTGTAGAACAAACAGGCTACAAGAAAGTCAAGGCGCCTGACGAACAGAAGTTCGTTGATAAGCACACGTCTGAAACAAAAGAAGATCGCGCTGGCAACAAGGACGATGTCTTTAAGGCTTCAAATGTAAAGAAGTCCGAGCGCAAGAAAGAGCGTCATGGGTACGAGCCGGGCGAAGACGAGGCTGTATATGAAGCAATGGATGCAGCCGCTCGCTTTGATCATCATCACCAACACGCTAAAGCTCTTCTAAAGTCTATCTCTGATCATCTGAAGACTCATGCTGCCGAAGCTGCAGCTCACAAAGACCATAAGGGCCGTAAAGGTCCGCATTGGGGTCATACTGGTTCAATGGAGCACGTTGCAACTCAGCTTAGCAACATTCATGATAGCCTCGCTCGCACTGGTGAATATGCTATGCACGAAGAAGCCGAGCTTGAAGAAAAGACTCTGACTCCTGCTGAAACAAAGAAGCGCGAAGAAGTTGCCATGGCAATCAAGCGCGAGAATCCAAAGATGCCAATGGCCAAGAAGATGGCTATTGCTACTGCAACTGCTAAGAAGGTCGCCGAAGACTTTGAAGTCGCAATCTCAGGTCTACCCTCACACACTCGAGGATTGCTTGAGGGCACTATGAACCGTCTGAGCGAAGATAACAAGTCCAAGTTTGTAGCTGCATGTCAAACAGAAGAAGGCCTCGAAAAGATGATCGCCTTTGCAATTGAAAATAGAGGTGCATAATGCCAGCTGTAATCACATCAAATAAGAAAAACACATCCTTAGTTGTTCACGTAGCATCGTCGAACAGTGGTAACATTATTGTATCTGGTAACTCAACAACATCCAACGTCAATGGTACAAGCGTATGTGTGGCCGTAAGTGATGAAGTTCTTACTGGAGCCTATATCACTCAAGCCGTATGGGGCTGTGATGGTAATGGTTCTATCCAGATTCTTCGTGGGGCCAACCTTGTAGCTGTTTACGATTCAACCGGTCAACATGAATATGCTGGCTGTGGAATGCCAATTAATATATATCCTACTGCCAACGTTGTAGTTAATTTACTTGGTTCGGCTAATTCCTTTATTACTTTTGAACTACAAAAAGTCGGGAACTTTACATCCCCATACATGCAGAACTAAGGGTTAACCGATGAAACTGATCACTGAACTAAACGAGACCGTCAGCTACGTAACTGAAGCTAAAGAAAACGGAAAGAAGAACCTCTACATTGAGGGTGTGTTCCTGCAGTCTGAAGTCAAGAATCGTAACGGTCGTGTTTATCCTAAGGCTGTTCTCGAAAGAGAAGTCGGTCGCTATAGTGAGCAGTTTATATCAAAGGGACGTGCGTTCGGTGAGCTAGGCCATCCTGATGGTCCACAGATTAACCTTGATCGTGTATCTCACATTATTGAATCATTGAAGTCAGATGGATCCAACTGGATTGGTCGTGCTAAAATTACAGACACTCCAATGGGGAACATTGCTCGTGGCCTAATTGAGTCAGGTGCTCAGCTTGGTGTGTCGACAAGAGGCATGGGTTCGTTGAAGCTAAATAGAGAAGGCGTGAACGAAGTACAGGATGATTTCCATCTTGCTACAGCTGCTGACATCGTAGCCGATCCCTCTGCTCCAGATGCTTTTGTTAATGGTATTATGGAAGGTGTCGAATACTTCTGGGAAAACAATATGATTGTTGCCCGTAATGCTAAGAACCAGGTCGAGCAGGCAGTTCGCAGCCGCGAATTTGAGACCAAAAAGTTTGAAATATTCGAGAATTTTATCAACCAAATATCAAAATCATAAGTATAATAAATACTTTATTAGATAGAATATATCCCAAAGGAGTCAGAGAATGGCAATTAAAGAATCAACTGAAATCGTAGAGAACGATGGTCTCGACGAAGCAGCAGGCGCTGAAACACTAAAGGCAGGAGCTGGTTCCGGTGCAGGCGATATTGGTAAGACTGAACTTATGGCATCTGCAGTAGCTGCTATGGGTGGTATGTCGAAGACAGAAATTAACAAGTTTGCAGAAGTTCTTGCTACATTCGGTAAGAATAAAGCTCCTGGTGCAGAAGACAAGTCTGCAGCTAACAAGGCATCAATCGCTACCAAGGGTGCGATGAAGGAAGACATTGAAGAAATGTTTGCCGGCGATGACCTCACAGAAGATTTCAAAGAAAAGGCTTCGACTCTTTTTGAAGCAGCTGTCAATGCCCGCGTTGGTATTGAAGCAGCTCGCCTCGAAGAAGAATTTGACGCCGCTGTTGAAGATGTTGCAGCTGAACTAGAAGAAACTCTTGCTTCGAAGCTCGACAGCTATCTTGATTATGTTGCAGAGCAATGGTTTGAAGAAAACCGCCTTGCTGTTGAATCAGCAACAAAGGTAGAAGCAGCAAATAAGTTTATCGAAGGCATTAAGGGTTTGTTCTCTGAGCATTTCGTAGAGATCCCTGAAGAAACAGTTGACGTGGTCGAGTCGCTCGAAGCTCGTGTTGCTGAACTTGAGGAAAAGCTAAATGAGGAAATCGACGAAAAGATTGGTCTCATGAAGCTAGTTGAAGAAGCTGAAAAAGAAGCTATCTTTGACGAAGTAGCCGAAGGACTTGCAGCCACTCAGGTTGAAAAGCTTCGTACTCTTGCTGAAGGCCTAGAATTCTCTGACGTTGCAAACTTCCGTAAGAAGGTTGAGCTTGTCAAGGAAAACTATTTCTCGGGTAAGAAGACCACTTCAACGAACGTGATCACAGAAGAAACAACAGCTGATTCTCTCGAAGATCTAGTTGAAGATTCGACTGTATCAAATACCGATTCGACAATGAGCAAGTATGTTTCTGCAATTGCAAAGTCGGCCAAGAACTAATTTTAATAAATAGTATACTACAAAAAAACCCATTAAGGAGGGATTTAAATGTTAGCTGAGGAAGTACAAAACAAGTGGAAGCCAGTGCTAGAGCACGGCGACCTATCACCAATTAAGGACTCACATCGTCGTGCAGTGACTGCCCAGATTCTTGAGAATACTGAGCACGCTCTTCGCGAATCAACCGCACAGTTTGGTTCACAGAACCTGCTTGCAGAAGCTCCAGTCAACGTAACCGGTTCACACATCGATACCTTCGATCCTGTTCTGATCTCGTTGGTTCGTCGCTCGATGCCAAACCTCGTTGCCTATGACATTGCTGGCGTTCAGCCAATGACTGGTCCAACAGGCCTCATCTTCGCGATGCGCGCTCGTTACTCGACACAGTCAGGTGCAGAAGCACTCTACGGCGAATCAAACACTGGCTTCTCGTCACAACCACAGGGTAACTCAACAGTTAACCTTCCTGGTTATCGTCATGTTGGTACTGTTCCAGGTAACACAACCAACCAAGCCAACCTTGCTGAAACAAACACCTACAACTATGTTGCTGGCGTTAACACATCATATGCAGAAGTATGGGGCAACTCGACTGTTTCAATTCCAGAAATGGCTTTCTCAATCGAGAAGGTTACCGTAACTGCTAAGTCACGTGCACTGAAGGCTGAATACTCGCTTGAACTCGCACAAGACCTTAAGGCAATCCACGGTCTGGACGCAGAAACAGAACTTGCTAATATCCTTTCGGCTGAAATCCTTTCGGAAATCAACCGCGAAGTTATCCGCACAGTTAACGTAACTGCTGTTAAGGGCGCTACAGAAGGCACCACAACTGCTGGTATCTTCGATCTTGACACCGATTCAAACGGCCGTTGGTCAGTTGAAAAGTTCAAAGGCCTTATGTTCCAGCTCGAGCGTGAAGCTAACCAAATTGCCAAGGGCACTCGCCGTGGTAAGGGTAACATCCTCATCTGTTCGTCGGACGTTGCGTCTGCACTTCAGATGGCTGGTGTTCTCGATTACGCTCCTGCTCTCAACAGCAACAGCCTCAACGTTGATGACACAGGCAACACATTTGCTGGTGTTCTTAACGGTCGTATGAAGGTCTACATCGATCCTTATACAACTGGCAACTACTTGACAGTTGGCTACAAGGGTTCGTCAGCATTCGACGCTGGTCTATTCTACTGCCCATATGTTCCATTGCAGATGGTTCGTGCAGTCGATCAAGACAACTTCCAGCCAAAGATTGGCTTCAAGACCCGCTACGGCATGGTCGCGAATCCATTCGCTGAAGGTACAAGCGAAGGTCTTGGTGGTCTTAACAAGGATTCGAACCTGTATTATCGCAGAGTGCTTGTTACTAACCTTATGTAATAAAAACATAAAAGTTAAAACAAACTGGAGGGGGATCGAAAGATTCCCCTCTTTTTTTGTTGATAAATAAGATATATCATGGTATTATAAGTTATAATAATGAGACAAAGGGTATCCATGAAAACGTTTTCTAAATTCATTACTGAAGCTCGTATGACCACCGTAGGTGAAATTACTGCTGCCATTGCGGGTCATAAGAAAGCTGGTGAGATCATGAATCCTGTGTACCAGGATCTATCGGGACAAGCCCGCCGGGTGTTTGGTAGTGACACACGCCACGTACAAGAACTTATGCTTAAACACTTTCATGCCGGCGATAAAACACCCGAGCTGAATGATCTTTACTACTCGTGGCCATCCGACTCGTTTGCCTCGTTGAATAAATCTGCAAAGCTACTTGCTAAGATCAAGGATCCAAAGCTTAAAGATGTTATTACAGCTAGTAATGATGTGATTAAAAAATGGACTCCTATTGCAGCAGATCTAAAGGATCTTAAAGGTAAAGTTGTAAAGGTTACTCAGAAGCGTGCAGAAGCTAAACAGGCTGCAGCAAAGGTAATGTCAGCTAAGAAGGCAGATTCATCTTCTCTGATGAAGATCTTTGAATCGCATAAGAAGGAATATCTTGAAGCTGCTCGTACACGAGCTACAAGTTTTATCAAAGATAAACTTGATGTAATGAAGAAGCATGGCTGGGATATCGACAAGGTAGCGCCTGCTCCTAACTCACGTACGATGGGAGTTTCGGAATACAAGTCTGCTCAGGCTAAACGAAACCTTTATCGTTCGCTCACAAAGTCTTCTAATACAATGCTTGCTCGTGGCGAACCAGACATTCGTCGTCCTAACCAGGCTATGATCGATCGTTACGTTGAGATGAATGTAAGGGGTGCTGAAGACGCATACAACGATTTTATGGAGAAGATGATCCAGAAGATTGGCCGCCCGGTTGTAGATGCTGTGATGACTGGTAGTATCTGGACCAATGCTACACTCAAAGTGACTACAGACGATGGTCAGAACCAGGTATGGAATACCAAGATGATTCTGAACTTCTCTAAATACCAGAAGATGTTCAACCAGTTTCCCTCACGTAGGAAGTCATAATGTCCGTTACTAACCAACCAACCAATTTTAATTACCTATCCCCCCTAGGGTATAAGTTTGTACTCTCGAGAGTGCCCAACGTAGAGTTCTTTGTGCAGAGAATTACGTTACCTGATGTGACGCTACCAGTTACAGTAACACCCTCACCATTTGTAGCTGTTAATCATCCAGGCGACCACTTGGAGTTTGGACAGGTGAGTGTCACCTTCCGTGTCAATGAGAATCTCGATAATTATCTCGAGATATATAACTGGATGATTGCTTTAGGTAAACCCGAAAGATTCTCTCAATACAATCTTGCTAACAGACCGTATGCTGCAACCGGTGATCAACTTGATACCACTCTTTCAGATATCTCGGTGGTGCTGCTTACCAGCGCAATGAATGGTAATGTAGAGTTTACAATGCGGGATTGCTTTCCTACTAGTCTCTCGAACATTGAAGTCGACTCGACACTTTCTGATGTTGAATACATTACAGCTACTGCTTCATTCAGCATAAAAGACTTTACAGTAGCCAGAATCTAGTTGACTTATTCTTAATATGGTATATACTGAAGAGTATTGCCATAGAAGATAAAGGTATATTATGAAGATTGAAGACATCCATAACATGTGGGCGCTAGATGCTAAGATCGATGGCACTGAGCTATCTACTGAAGCCCTCCGCATTCCCTCCTTACACAGCAAGTACTTTTCTGTCTTTACACAAGAGAGACTGCGCCTCCGTAAGTATGATACGGATATGAAGAAGCTCAAGCTAGCAAAGCATGAGTTCTTTACTCAGGGACCTACGCAAGAGACTATGGAGATGGGCTGGAAGCTGCCACCTGTAGGTAGGGTGATCAAGTCTGAGGTCAATAACTATATTGATGCAGACGATGATATTATTAATCTTACTCTTAAGATTGGTATTCAGCAAGAAAAGATTGAGCTTCTCGAGAGTGTTATTAGATCGCTAAATAACAGAGGCTATCTGATTAAGAATGCTATTGACTTCGAGAAGTTTAAAATGGGGCAGTGATAGTTGACAGAAAAAATTCATCTACAATACATTAATGCAGTACACTGTAAGGTGGTTGCAGATCCGTCCGTTGTGATGGAGCTGTCGGACCACTTTACTTTTTTTGCAGAGAACTACAGGTTTAATCCTAAGTATAAGGCTCGGGTTTGGGATGGTAAGATTCGTCTGCTGAATCGGATGACTGCACTTATATATGCTGGCCTGGCTCGCCATGTAAAGAAGTTCTGCGACGACCGCGGATATGAGTTTACTTACGGTCCCGAGCTACAATATGATAATGTATCTATCAATGAGATAGATGAGTTTGCTAAGGGCCTAGGCCTACCGGATAATATTATACCCCGAGAGTATCAGATTCTATCTGTCACTAAGTGTATCAGATCGAAGAGAAGGACATTGCTATCTCCTACATCTTCTGGTAAGTCACTGATGATCTATATGATATCACAGTGGTATAAGAAGAAGACTCTTATCATTGTTCCTACAATTAGTCTTGTAAGTCAGATGGCGAACGACTTTATAAACTATGGCTATAAGGGCACAATGCAGCTCTCCACTGATGGATTGAGTAAGTCTAATAATATATCTGAAGACATTGTTATCACTACATGGCAATCGCTAGACAATGGTAAGAAGAGAATGTCTAAGGAATGGTATCAGCAGTTTGAGGTTGTTGTTGGGGACGAAGCTCATACATGCAAAGCCACAACGCTTGTTAAGATCCTTTCACAGCTAGACAAATGTGTGTATAGGTTTGGCACTACCGGTACTTTAGATGATACACCTCTAAACAAGATTACTATTGAAGGTCTGTTTGGTCCTCAATATCAGGCTGTCACTACAAAGGATCTTATGGAAAGCGGACACGTGTCCAACCTTAAGATCAAATGTATTGTGTTAAAGTATCCTAAAGATACATCTGCTAGCATGAAGGGTAAGACCTATCAAGAAGAGATAGACTTTATTGTCAACAACGAAGAGAGAACCAAGTTTATCAAGAACCTGACACTCTCACTGAAAGGTAACAAACTTGTATTCTTTAGGGTTATTTCTCACGGCAAAGCCATGGTTGATTCCATTCGCGATGGTAGTGCTGACAACATCTTTTATATTGATGGTAGTGTTTCCGGAGCAGACAGAGAAGCTATTCGACATGCCGTCGAAGATGAAGAGAACGCTATCCTCATTGCTTCACTGGGTACGACATCGACAGGGGTAAGTATTAACAAGCTCCATCATATGATTGCTGCATCACCATCTAAGTCAAAGATTAAGGTTCTGCAGTCTATAGGCCGTATGCTTAGACTACATGATACTAAGCAGCAAGCAATCCTATACGACATTGTAGATGATCTGAGCATCAAAAGTTACTCTAACTTTACCTATAAGCACTTCATCGATCGCACTCGAATCTATGAAAAAGAACAGTTTGACTATAAAGTTTACACAGTGGAGTTGAAGTGATGTACAGAACCTATCGACTCATAGATCATAACGAGATAATTGGCTTGGTGATATCGGACGATGATCCTAATGGAATATTGATCGATAGACCTATGAAACTATTACGAGACTATGTGGGTAGTAATATGGTGTATCAGCTCGACAGGTATATGTCAATGGACGATGGCACGGCGTGTTTCATACACAAGAGAGCTATTATAGCGGAGGCTGATTCCCATCAGAAAGTTGTTGACTATTATGAGAAAATCGTCGATAAGTATTATATGGATCTATATGACGCTCCCGAAGAAAAACAGATTTCAGATGAAGAAATGTATATGTTAGCAACAGGTAAGATAAAATTCCAATGAACACTCCAACTAAAATACCAGCTAAGAAGACTAAGGTCAACTACGTAGACAATAAGAAGCTCTACGGTGAGATGATTCACTTCATCAACTCATGTCGTGAGGCGGAGGCTCAGGGAGAACATCGTCCTAAGATACCAGAGTACATTGGTGTGTGTATTTTTAGGATTGCAACTCGCCTTGCTACCAAGCCTAACTTTGCTTCGTATACGTACAAGGATGAGATGGTCTCTGATGGTATTGAGGTGTGCATTAGATACCTCCATAACTTTGATCCTGATAAGTCTGCCAATCCATTTGCATATTTCACACAGATTATCTATTATGCTTTCCTTCAGCGCATTCAGAAAGAGAAGAAGCAGCAGTACATCAAGAACAAGTCTTTTGAGAACTCTGTAATGATGAATACGTTGGTTGACGATCCGACTGGTAGATACTTTGATACACATCACTCGATTGACTCAAACAAGACAGCAGACTTTGAAGAGAAGTTAGCAAAGGCAAGGACCAAGTCCAAGACCAAGCTAGTTGGTATTGAGGCTATCATTGGAGATATTGATTAATGAAGATTGCTATACTAGGTGATACACACTTTGGTAGTCGCAATGACCACCAAGCGTTCCATGATTATTTTGAGAAGTTCTATAGTGACATCTTCTTTCCATATCTAAAAGAAAATCA